ACGATAGACGAAGCTTATCAAGGAGTTCTTGCAGAAATTCCAAATCAATGGAATATGGCTTTTGTCAATGCAATTAACGGCAATGATCCTACGATAAGACGAACACTTGCTAATCACATGGAAAATAATTTAAATACATACAATCTTAGAGATTATCCCGCCGAAATTCGTGACGCTATTATTCGTCAAATTGCACAACAAGGTATTCCTGAGTTTGGAAATGCTCAAATTTCAAGATTAGATGTTGATGATCGTGATGTGCTTGATATGGGCATGGATCATTATTTTGATAATCCTAATGATCCTGATTTCCAAGTACCCGTTGGTAGGCCAACGCAATTGATTCGTATTTTAGCGGGAAATCAAAACAATGGTCATGCTCAATTACCTAGAATAGCACATCAACAATTAGTAAACTATTTACTTAATCAAGATGATCATGTTGCAGATATTGTTGATTTGCGAGAACGGTTACAACGAGGTGATCATTTTTTAAATGGTGCTCAAGCGGACAATATGCTAAGGATACTAACCGAATGGTTACAAGAATTCCCTCTTCGTGGAGAAGAAGGAATTCGTCAAGAATAATTACTTCCTGTAACGCTTATCCACCCAACCCTCCGCCGCTAGTGGGAAATCTAATGCCCACTTTGGCGGAGTAGTCATAATAGAAGTCACAGTAGCAAGTGTCTCTTCGCCCTTATCTTCATCTGCCAACATTAGGACTTCGTCATGGATCAAATTGATAACCTCAAATCCAGCCGTCTCGAGGGACAGCGTACACTCGGCGAGTATATCTCTAGCCGTGCCTTGAACAGCAGATTGGAAGATACTGGATCCAATCAAACTATTTCTGCCCCACTGCCGAGTGAACGTGTTTTGGTTTCTGACAGTGATGCCGTCACGCTGAGCACCCCATGGAGTCAACTGCTTCTCGACCTTGGGATCACGCCAACAGATAAGCCTCCCACTTGGTAGACGCATCCATAACGCATCTTTAGCATACTTAAAGGTTAGCTTACCAACTTGGAATGCCTCGTTGGGTTTTCTAACAGCTTCCATTGCTTTTTGCTCACACTCATACCAACAATTCTTCACCTTGGCATAAGCCGTTCTATAGGCATCTACAGCCTCTCTGCTCTGTCCTTCTGACAGCTTGACCCCCATCCCTTCAGCGTACTTCACCAAGCCCTTGTAGCCCTGTCCAAACATGCAACCGAGCACTGCGGATTTGGAGATCTGACGCATGTCTTTGGTGACTTCATCGTATGGCACTTGGTACAACGAACTACTGGCAAACGCTTTGTATTCGTCTAGTCCTTGTCGGAAGAGTTCGACCTTGTCAGTTTGCCCAGCAATCCATGACGCAACTCGGTTTTCAATTGAGCTAAAATCCACGTCAACGAAGGTCTTTCCGTCCGGAGCTTTAATTCCAGATCTGACCAACGAAGAGAGTTCTTGCATTGTACCCATTCCTTGAACAAAAACTCTTGGTATCGCTTCTTCAATCTCTTCTTCAGAGATAGAAGGTCTAGCAATATTTTGCAAATTAAGACCCCCACGACTAGCCCAACGACCAGTTGATGCTCCATGATATACCAGTGTATTCCTAATCCGTCCTTCACGTTGTATCTCCATCATCTTAGCGTACTTAGCCACGCTAGTTTGGCTTCCCTCTTGGCGTAACTCTAAAGCACGCCTTACATTAGGGGTTAAATTGGTGCGTTGCAACATGGCTGTAACCATCTCAGCGGTCATGTTGGACATATCCATGCCATGGGCATTTAACCAACCCAGCAATTTATCCCTCTCAGACGCTTTAAAACCCGTCAAGGCGACGCATTCGTTATCGATGGCATCCTGTGCCCTTGCCACAGCTAGAACAGCGTTGTGGAGCTCATTAGGATCCACAGGAACGCCTCTAAGATTGATCCGTTGGGTAGCCTCCCAGACTTCCTGTTCTCGGTCTGTAAGCCCCCTTAAAACGCTTCCTATAGCCATTTCTGTGCGTACGTCTTGGGCACAGTATTTATAAAGTTCAATAAACAGATCCTTATCCTCGTTAAAGATCATTTTATTGCTCGGTTTAGATAGCTTCATAATAAGCCTCTTACCAATGGGGTCTTTCTTATACTCTGAATTGAGGAATGCACCAGCCTCATCCAAGCTTTGTGGCACATTATTGCAAGCGGCAATAGCCATGGTGTCAATGCACTGGGTTAGCTTGAGTGGTGGCCAGTCGTACTTAGGCACACAGACGCAGTTCCAAATGGCGTACTCAAACATGGCGTTCCATGCTTGTATCTTGCCTCCGTTACGGACATGTTCTAAAAGGTGATTTAAACCGAAATTAGTTTTGGTAATGTGTGGTTTACTAACATCCACATCTGTTGGGTTGGTGCCGAACGCAATACACAACACTTCTGTTGTGGGATCATTGGCGTAGATGTCTAGACCGACATCGGGAAGGTTGGCAAAGCTACGGGTTTCAAAGTCAATGCTGTAAATCATAATCGCTCCTATGGCAAGCAGACGAATCTGCGGTTAAAAATGTACTATAACACAAATTTCCCGATCGGGAAGATTTTGCAGTTTTTGCTACTTTTTTGTGCAAATATTCCCGATCGGTAAATTTTTAATTACTTTTAACTTCTCCGCATTGGACATAACATACCATTTAGAAATCTCCTCCCTGGTTCGTTGGCACCCTCGACAGATGTCAAAAAAGTCGAGGGTACAGATGCCGTTACATGGCGATTTGACATCCACTTCCATGCTAGATTCCAATTCCACAGGTTGAGTGGAGGGCACGCCCATGGATCAGATTTCGCAGACACCGGCGGTACACGCTAACATCTGCGCGCCCTCCACATTATCTGTTACTTCTTTAAGCTCTTCCCAGTTAATGTTGGGGATACTGGCTTTGAGGGCGTTGTACTGCTCTTCGTTGATTTCCTCATAGGGGGCCTGCCGGTAGGTTCCTCCGTCGTAGGGGAGGTAACTAACTCCACTGATGTCTCCGAAGTTTTTCCAAGTCCACGCTCCGACTTCTGGCCAGTCTTTTTCTGCGACTGAGACTGTGATGGAGGGCTTGTGCTCACACCAGTGTCGCTGATAGGTGAGCCAGAGTTCGAGATGACTGATTGGGGTAACGTCGTCTCTGACAAGTCCGTCAGGAGCTCTTTGTGCAAAACTGAAGACGGTAGTTTGGGTTGGCTTGTAAACGCAGTCTTCAGCTGGTACTCCTTGTCCAACAAGGAATTCGGTGAGAGGATCTTTTTTATCTCCTCGCACTCTTCGGATATAGAATTTAGCATGGCGAGGGTGGATGCCGCTCGCCGCGTCAACAAGCTGGGATACTGTTCCACTTGGCTTGACGCATGTGATAGAAGCGCTGACAGGGATTCCGAGAGCTTCCGCCCATTCTTTATTTGTAGATCGAGCGCACTCTCGAAGTTCGTCCAGTAGATCATTTAATTGTTGTCCTTGCGTTGTGAGGAGTGGGTTGTCGTAGATACCAGTGAGTGAGACTCCGAGTAAGCGTTCTTCTTCGGTATTGCGTTGCCACACTTTTCGCAGGTAAGGAAACTTTGTGAAGGTCGATTGGATTGTACCAAGGATGGAGGCAAGCCGCACTTTGCGCAACAGAGTTTCCTTTGTATCATCATGTCTTACCACCACTTCACTAAGGTTGCAAAATTGGTAAGGTCTTAAAACAATTTCTGAGCAAGGGTTAGTACCAAACTCAAAATTAGGATTGCGGTGACCATACTTTTCCACTGTCTTACGAGCAGCCTCACGATTGAAAATACCACGCTCGCCAGAATGAGAGTTGTAAAGGCTAAGCCACTCCTCCATGAATTTCCCAACCGTTGGTGTTTCATTATATACAGCGCTATTGTTAGCAAGAGCACGGTGAGGTGCGGTGTCCCACCAAGGTCCGGCTTTAGCATGGCGAATCCTTTCATCATCAAGGTCAGATAGCGAAATCATTGCAGAGCGACGCACGCCACCCACTACAACCACCTCACCAATTTTACACATTAGATCATGACACTCTAATGAATGCAAGCGACGACCTTGTGCGTTTTTAAATGTAGCTACAGCAAACTCAAATAAATCTACTAATGGTTGCGGCCCGGAAGCTCTTCCGCCAAATGTTTTGAGTCGTGCTCCGGCAGGTCTAACATTGCTGACATCCCACTTTGGGATTTCTCCTGCCCAAAGGTGAGCGAGGAGTAAACGTAATGATTTTGCCCAGCCTTCTTTAGAGTCGTGGACGGAAATCGTATGTTCGGAATCGAATAAACGGTCTGGCACTTCTGGCAACTGATTAATATATTTTGATTCGACTGAGAAACCAACTCCAGTTCCACACAAGAGGATAAACATCGCTTCGTCAAACGACTTCGGATCATCCACTGGGAGATAACTGCAGTTATAGACGCAAGTATTGTCACGATCGGCACTCTTTCCTGCTGTCATCATGGCGCGCATGGACGGCATCAATTCAAGGTTAACAATGGCATTATACAACTCGGCTTTTAAGTCAGCGTTGTTGGTAATAGCTGGTGTACGATTAAAAACATAATCTGTAAAACGGGTTACTGTCTCTGGCCAAGTTTCACGACGACCCTTGTCATCTTGGAAACGAGCATAGCGGCTTGCCGCAATATATTCTTGATATTGATCCATGGTTTCTTTTTGTTATATGTTGGAGGGAAAAACGCCCCGCCAAACTTCGACGGGGCTAAGGTACTACTACAAGGAGAACTACTATACTGCGAAATCTACTGCTGCGGATACACCGCCACCGCCAAGACGCTCACCGTCTTCAAGCTTCTGCACATTACCTAAACCACAAGCAATGCCTTTTGAACCTTCCATATTGTATGGATAGAATTCAATTGCTGCACGACCATAGCAACCAGAGTAAAACTCTTCTGGATCCAAGATCGCATTCATATCTGCATCAACAACACCTGGCTTCTTAACTGAATTGGCATTGATGAACATAGAGCCTGCATAAGCACCATCTTCTTTTTCCAAGTCGCCATCACGCAAGCCACCTTTGAGTAACTTAGGTACTGTGCCACCGAAATAACCAGCGGACAATGTCTTAGCTTCTTCAAAAGCTTTATTGATCTTAGCAATGGTTTCTTTATCAGACTTAGGAATGATGATAGAGACAGAATACTTAGGTGTCTTGCCATCGCCTTTGTCTAAAGGAGTGAACACATTGGTGTAAGAGAAACGAACTGTGCCAGTTACAACACGAGGATTTTTTGTAGCCATTTGACTGATTTCCTTATTTACTAATTTTGATTGGACTTCAACGGTGCCAATCTCTACCGTACTGTCAAGAGTATACCACAGTTTCCTATAGTGTACCCTAAAAACATAACTGCTGGTCCAACTGCACCTTTCATAAACTGATCTAGTGCTACGCCCAAGTATATCAGAGTTGAAATAATTATTAAAGGTGTGCTCATGAAAAATCTGCCTTTAATGTTTCATCTTTAACTAACCTTGGACTACCATCTGGACGCAAGATCAATGCGCCTAATGTTGCCGCAACTTGACCTTTTTGTCCAAGCTTTTCTAATTGTGCCACAGATTTAAATTTAACTTCATATAGATCAGCTTTGTCAATACTTAATTTTTCTGTAAGCACTGTTGCCGCCAAATCTGTATCTGCAATCTTACGATTACCCTTTGGAGTATACAACTTATATCCGCTAGGAATAATGTTTTCGTTAATTGCTCTTTGGGTTGCAAATTCTTCAACATCGTTAGCCCATGTTTTTAAATCTGCTACACGAGATAATACTACATCAAATTCTTGTTCGCTCAACAAAGGTGCTGGGCGGAAATCTAATGCGGCTACTTCGTTGATGAAGTCCGAGCGCGCCCTGCACTGCGCTTTGGCTCGGCAGAATTGACAGTGTTCGCCGGGGATGAAGTCGCCCGTGCCTGCCCACGCTTTTTTCGCTTTGGCTTTGACAAAGTAGCTGGCCCAATCGATGAGTTTACTAACGGTGGTACCATCGGTACTGATACTATCGAGTCGCGGCTGGTGAATTGTGTAGCTGACTTCTTTAATTTCTGGGTATTCTTCTTTGAACTTGGAGTACGCACCGAGGGCGTAGAGACGGAGTTGCGTATTGTCTTGGGCTGAGACGGGGATACCTTTTCCAAATTTGAGGTCGATGACCCGAATGGAATGCTTAGAAAGTATAACCACATCCGCTGTACCAAAGCCATCAGGTACCCAGTCGGAAAAGTCAACACGTTGCTCAAAGAGCGGATTGTCACCTTCGCCGATTTGACTACGGACATATAGAACGTAATTATCAACGTGAGCCTCGAAATCGTCGTTGTAGTAGGGTGTGTTTTTGATGATTTCATATTCACTTTCGTATTCTTCAATACTGATTTGATTGTAATGTTGACGTAATTTAATTTCTGCTAATGCGTGAGCCATTGTGCCTTCTTGACTAAAGTCAAATGCACCGCTTGCTCGCTTTGGTTCTGGCAGAGTTTGCTCGAGTCGAGCACTGGGTGTACAGGTTAACCATCTTTTTGAAGAAGAGGCTGATAGTACGGCATGGGTCGTTGTTGACATAACTGGTTTCCTTTTTTTAACTATTTATCTGATTATAACTACTTATGCAAATTTTACATCAATTCTTTCATATTTTCATTTCGTAATGCGAAATATATTTTGCAATTTTTAGATGTTCTTCTGCTGTTCCATCATTTTTTATAACATTAGCTCTGTTTGACACCCAAGCAACATTACCTTCAATATACCCTAAATTTGGAACAATTCTATCTAGCGAAGGACTATTTTTAAGATTTTTTCTTCCTTTTTCGCACCAAGAAAGTTTTGTGCCTAAAATTGGGCAAATATCTACCGCCAGAGAAAAGGCATATTCAAAAGATATTGTAAAAGGTATGTTATTCTTTTTTGCGTGGTGTTTTCGGGCATGATATCTTTTATATGCATGACCTTCTTTGGTGTTCATAATATCGACACCATGTTTTGAAAACTTCTTCATTTGGTACCCTTACTGGTTATTTGGTGGGTAGCCAGTGAGTAAGCACTGGCAAGGCCGCTAAACCTGTTCCCCGTTGATTGTACTACTTATTCTTTAACTGCGCGTAACTGCTGTATTAAGTCGTTAACTGCGCCAGCAAAGTCAATTGTAACATCAGCTTTGACTTCTTGCTTAATATCCATGCGTTCCCTATAGTCTGTTGGGAATTGACCACGCAAGGCTATTTCAGCAATACGGCTGTTAAATGCTTTATTACCTACATTGGCAAGCATTTCACGCTCCCAGTAAGCCTGTGAGTGTACCAGTGCCATATCTAATGCATCGGCAAACTCTGGGTACTTTTTACGCCAGCCAGCGGCTACATCTTTGGTAATGCCGATATCAGACCAAATCATTTTTTGCGATGCACCAAGCTTTCCCAGCTCGATCATTTTTTCGCACATATCTTTTTTAAATGTGTATTTAGCTACCACACTTCCACCTTTTTAATGCTGCGGCTTTGCGTGTTGGTTTGCCGTTCTCATCTTTCATGGGACCTTTTACACCAGACATGCGAGCGCAGAATGAGTCTTTACGAGCACCACCCTCGGGCTGTGGAGCTTTTAAATGCGAGCCAGTAGCCGCATTATACTTAGCACGACCCTTGGCGGTAAGCCCAGCACCCTTAGATGCAGGCAACTTTTCACCACGACCAATTGCAAGCGATACACTTTTCTTTTTTGTCGCCATTATTTTTTCTTTGGGGGTTTAGCTGTTTTAGCAGATTGCACAAATGCGTCTGCAGTGGGAGCACCTTTGGCACCTGGCTTACGCATTTTTTCGCCAGATCCGTTTTTTATGCGCTCTCTTTTTGCTGCGATATTGGCGTACAAGCCAGGTTTAGTTGCCATGGTTTTTCCTTAAAATACGATGCCGATACCACTAGCGCGTTTAACGATCTTAGTTAACTCACGCTCGTTTGCATCGCTAACAAATTTGTTGATTTCTACAGCCTTTTCAATGATTTCTTCCATGGTTGGAAACTTAGGTGCTAAAGCAGTTGCTTCTTTGGTAGCCTTGTCTAGCGCATTAAAAACGGCTAGGTTAGCTTTGTACTGTTGTTCTAAGAAGTCTTTGGCTGTGTTAAATACTGAAAAGCGTAATTCAAATGGATTCATTTTATTTCTTTCTGTGTGTTGTGTGTGATTGCCCGCATTTGGTAAAAAATTCTTACTGTCTTGGGCGTTGTAAGAATAGGTTTCCAAGCGTTTCACAACGAGTTGTACTCCCTATATCTACTTATGCAAACTTTTAACCTTTTTCGCCCTAATCTGGAATGATTATGGTTTTTTTAGGTTTAGATGGTGGTGTATTGTCACCATGCTCTTTACGATAGCGAAGAGCATCGTTCAACATCATCTTGGTCATAGCCAAAGCCTTTTCTTGGTGCTCTTGCTCCATTTGGGCTGTGGTTTGTTTTGCTTTACGCTCCACTTCCTTGATGATGTTATTGCTAACACCAGCGTGTTTAAGCAGTTGCTTGAGGTTCATCTTGAGCCTTAGCTACAGCTGCCAAACTGTCTTGAGCCTTTTGGACTTGCGGACCGGCTTGCTGTTGGATCATGTTAATAAATGCTACATAGGTTGTAGTTGGTACTTGATTTGGTGTATTCAAGATGTTCAACAGTGCGTTAACTTCTTTCACTGGGAACTCCAAGGTTATTACAAAATCATCCAACATGTTTACTTCTTTCGCTTGCACGTCGACTGTATTAGTCATTTTTTACTTCCTTTCTTCTTTGGTTTCTCTGGGTTTAAAAAATCGTGTACATCGCCTAACATGGCATTTCTTGCTGCTAACTTCTCTGGATTAGTGCAATACTGATTTAATTCAAATACTCTCGCTGACATATCCAACAATTGCCAGCAACGCATCTCATGTAACTGTTTAAGACCGATTAGCGCGTTTGCTACTTCGTCTTCTGTCATTGGCTTTTCAGCGTCGCCATGGTACTTATACAGCGTTTCAATATCATCGGCTGTCTGCCATACTTTGTAGATGGCATCTTCTAAATCAAAATGAGTATACTTTTTCATCGTTTCATCCTTTTCTTTGCTTTTTTAAGTTCAGCTTTAAAATTTGTAGAAAACCAGCCACCTACTAATATTATTGCGGGCATCATTTCGGCATATGAAGCCAAATCGTCTTCATGCCAAACTTTTTTATTTTTTAGCATCGACTCCATACTGACATAGGAATCTGCTAACATATTAACAACTATTTGATCTGCGAACTCATTATCAATTTCAATAATCATTTACCACACTCCACTTCATGATTAATCATTTTATCAATATACCACTTTGCCTTGCGTAAATCTTCTACGCCACCTTTTTTCTTCCAACGAAACAAATACTTAATAGCATTGCCTGTACACATTGCTTCCATGCCAGTGAGTCCTTCAACAGCCGACTCAATTGCATCAATACATTCTACTTTACCTTGGTAATGTGTTGGGTTATTAACTGGATCTTGCATTTCTTATCCTCTTAAGCTCCGTCTCGACTGCCTTAACTTCTTCCGGGCTGTCACAAACCCAGATTCCCAATAAATCTTTGTATAAGCTCGTGTCAATGTCTTCCACACCAGCAATCGTCTCCATAACATAATGGCCTTTATAATTGTGCTCAATAACAAATGTACTCATGTGCCTAATTCCTCTTGAATAAATTCTACCGCTTTGTCGTAATGATACCGCCAATACTTCTCAGTCACCCCCATGTCGGTAAAACTCATCCCGGCAAGAAATCCTTCTAGCACTTGCTTTTGTTTAAAAGGCATGCGCTCGTCTATTATACGCTTAATATCTATTAGGTCGTCAAGATCCCATGGTAACCATCCTTCAGACTGGTGGTGCGATACCCCATCAGCGTCATCTTGCTCAATCGGATCCATCTCCTCATCCGATAAACGAGGTTTACTGCAATTGATTATCATTCTCATAGTTGTGTGTCAAAAATTGCTGCCGAGTAAATATTACCCATTCCCGCTGCCAGACTTAATAGCAATCCGTCTGGTACGCTTGCTGGTTTAGATAAAAATACACTATCGTCCTCTGTACGGTTTTTAATAGCTGGTATTATTCCGTTTTTAATATCGTTAAATATCAAACCTGTTTCTAACAAACCGCTTGCGGCAACGGTATGCCCAATGTGCTGTTTGTATGATGTGCCAATAAAGTCTTTTAGCACGGTTGTCAAAGCAGTCTTTTCAGATTGGTTGTTAGTTGGTGTGCCTGTGCCGTGTGTTTTAACAAGTGTAATTTCTTTTGCATCACGTTTAGCCGCAGCTAATGCTAAGTTAATGGCACGTTGGTAGCCTTGACCATCTGGGCGTTGACCAATTGGGTTGGTGTGTTGCTCTGCAGAAATCCATGCACTTAGTAATTCTGCTTCGGGCTTGGTTGCGTTTTTGTTGATAGCCTTCTCTGATTCAAAAATCATAATAGCCGCACCCTGCCCAATAATAAACCCTGCATTGGTGCTATCAAACGCAGAAACAATAATGCCGTTCTCTTCGTCTTTTAATGATACAGTTGCTTTGGCTTGACCAAAAAACTCTAACGTTAGCTTAGATGTTGGGTCTTCCATTGCCATAATAATTACACGATCAAAACCCAAGTTATCAATAAGGTTCTTTGCGTCCATCATGCACTTAATGCCGGAGGCACAAGCACTAGCGTCAGTTGTGATGTAGTCGTATGCTTCAAACATAGAAGCTATACGACCAGCAAAAATATTAGTCATGGTAAGAAGACCGAGTTTGTATGTGTAATCTAACTCACTTGGTTTATCTTGATTCTTTGCTTTACCGCCCGCCCAGCCTTGTGAGCCACCAGCTAACAAGAAAGCCGTCTTGCCGTCAACTGGATTGTTTTTAACGTAGTCTACTAATTCTTTTGTAACTATTTTGTTTGCCATTTCATGTGGGACGTATGCTAATCCTGTATGGACTTTAGCAAACAACTCAGGCATCCAATGCACCCTCTGTGGGTACACAAGGTCTTTTAACTCTTTTGTATTGTTAGTACAAAGTGTATTGTATTTAGTTACAAAAGTTCTCATATTAGAATGTTATGTTGTTAATTGCTTCTTTGATTGTGGCTGGATTGTGTGTAGCATGCTTTTCATACATTTCAAAAAACTCACCAACTGTAACAGGTTTTAGTTCTTTAGCTACCTCTTCTGGTACGCCATAGATTTCAGCAATATAAATAGACACCATAATAATATCAAGGCTGTCCAAACCAATATCTTCTACAATGTTATCATCTAAAGATTTAGCTGCTATCTCCGTGCCACTGGCAGGTCTAGCTTTATTAATTACTTTATTAAATAGTTCTAATTTATCCATTTTGATCTTTCAATGTTTGTTCGTGTTCTTGGCCTACAGAAGCACCTTGCCAATTAATTGTAACAGAATGTGGTTTTCTTTCCCACTTTTCAAAACTTAAAAACGCACCACCCATATCACCAACTTGCAAGGTATGTTTGGCGCCGTCCATTGCTTCTGATTCTTTACCTAACAACATGTGTGTTCCGTCTTTTTTAGCTCGTTGATAATACTGTGTATCTGTAAATGTTTCATCTGGCAAACCAAATTCAATATTGCCTGTAAGATACACAAACAAAGAATCTACACCCGAATGGCTATGAAACGGTGCTTGTGTGTTTGGTTTGCATGTGTATAGTTCAACTTGGTAATTGCCTTTTCTATATAACACTAATGAATACGCAATGTCAGTAGTAAATACGCCATCATAAAAAGGTGGTTGAATGGGGCAATTGTTTTCGTACCACCAGTCTTTAAATTCTTTAACTGTGTTCATTTCTTTTGTTCCATGTTAAGTGATTTAACAGTGCATCTTGTAAATTCATTTTACCTTCTAATACTTTTACTACATGTTTATCAATGCTGTTAGACACTGTTAAATGGTGTATGATAACCGGTTTTTCTTGCCCTTGGCGGTAAATCCGAGCGTTGGCTTGGATGTAGTTTTCTGAACTCCATGGTAAATCGAACCACACCGTTTGGGCTGTCTCACCAATGTTGCACTGTAAATTGAGCCCGATTCCCCCACTCTGGGGATGGGCAAGGAGCATACGAATTTTGCCGTCACGCCACGCTGTAATGTTGTCATCGTCCAACACCACAGCCTGCGGGAACTGAAGACGTATCCTGTTGAGGCTGTGTTTGAAGTGGTAGAAGACCAGCGTAGGGGAGGAAGACTCTTCCATGATCGACTCAAGATATTCCAGTTTAGTGCGGTGTACTTCTTGCGCTTCTCCATCTTCCCCATAAACAGCGCCCGATGTGAACTGGAGAAGCTTGTTCGCCAGTGTCGCTGCTGTTGTAGCTGTGATTTGCCTTTTACCGATTTCAGCGACCATAGTTTTTCTAAGTTGCTCATATTTTTCTCTAATTTTCTTATCTATTTCAATATCATGATAGAGCTTAGTTAGTTTTGGTAACTGTAAATAATCCTCTGCTTTAAGTGACATGCAAATGTCACCAATTTTATTTTGTATTGCTACATCAGCACCAGGGATGAGTTCCCAGTTATACACCACTCTGGTATGGGGATTCACACGACCTGGACGCATATACTTTGTCCTAAACTTCGTAAGGCTAGTTTCTAGCCGTTGCCCCAGATCTAGGATTGCTACTTGGCTCCATAAATCCCCATACCCTTGTGGTGTAGGTGTTCCCGTCATAATAATACGACGCTTGAAAGATTTTAGCACATTTTTTAATGCTTTAAATCTTTTTGTACTACTATCTTTAAATCGGGATGACTCATCAATGATTAGTCCATCAAACTTATTTGGTATCCAGTTCTCCACTAACCAAGGTACATTTTCTACATTGATTAAATAGATGTCAGCTTTGGCATTTAGTCCAGCCATTCGTTCTGCTGGATTGCCCATAATTTTAGATACTTTCATATCCTTCAAGTGTTCCCACTTCTGGCACTCCGCGCTCCACACATTCTGTGCGACTCTTAATGGGGCGATCACCAAGGTCGCGGCTACTTTTGATTCTTGGACTATCGTCAGTGCTGTCGCTGTCTTCCCAAGGCCTGGCTCGAGGAATAGACCCATATTCGGTATTGATTTCGAGCGCAATACGATCTCGTTTTGATACGAATGAAGCTGATGCCTTTTTAGTCTTAGCGACTGTGCGATCCCAGATCCAGTCTGCGATGTCGTAGTGCTCTTGCATTGTTCCATTGTCTTTTATTCTATTTGCTGTGCGTGATATGAATGCTACATTACCAATAACATAACCTAATTCTGGGATGATGCGATCTAACTGTGGTCCATTGGGTTTTGTTTTACCTGCACCTAAACCAGAATGCCCCCAACTAAAATCCGTATGAAAAATAGGGCATTTATCTTCGGCAATTGATTCTAAATACTCTCTTGTTATATTAAATGGTAAGTTGTTTTCTCGTGCCCTTTTTCTAGCATCACGGAACATAGTGCCAATTTGTACTTGTTTTTTAGTTTGTGCCACGGATAAATTCCTCTATATCATCGTATGATCTTAACACATGTACTGGAAAGCCAGCCTCTCCTAATTCATCAAACACGAGGATTTGTCTTGGTGATAACTTTCCCGTTTCCGTCTTTAGTTCTACGAATAATATTTTTTGTTTGAGAATCACTATCCGATCCGGCACCCCCGTCACTGTGCTCTGCCATTTGTAAGAGAGCCCCGATAACTGCTTGATTCTTTTGTTCAAGTATTTTTCTATATCTTTTTCTAATATTAGGCTCATCTAGTATTTTTTTAACCTCTTTAAAAATGTATTCTGTTAAGTACGCACGAGTTTCTTCACCGGGTGTTTCTTCATTCATGTATTCAAATATACGATACACAAGGTGTACTGATTCATGTACCAAAGTGGCATCTAAATCATCAATTGCATTGAGATCCATTATCAAAGATATAAGTGTTCGTCCGTCTGCCGTAGGGGTTGAGTGAACCTCGGCCATAGCACCACCCTCTAGATAGTCAATCTTTTGAGGAACATTTTTATCTTTAAGCAATTGCCTAAATGCCGCTTCATCCAAACAAATATAAATGTTTGCTGGAAAAATAGGTACTTTAAAAACACGATATAGTTTTTTCATTGTCTTGTATTCTTTTCAATACCATCAAGGCGATTTAAAATCAAATCTGATTCTTCATCAGATAATGGCTCTGCGTTTTCAAATAATTCACCGCTTTCTGCCATTTTTTCTAAGTGTGCAGTAAGTGCGTCCAATTCTTCTTGCGTCATTTCTTCAGCCAGTTCATCAAAGCACCCTTCAGCGTATGTTATTTTTAATTTTTTCAAAATGAAGACTCCTCTTCGTCAAATAAGGTTTGTTTATCAATAAATGCTTGTGCTTTTTCGTTTAATTTAATTCCAGAGTACTTGTGTTGACGCTTGCCATCGATGCGGGTTGATACAGATGATACGCCCTTATCTTGTGTTGCTGCAAGGAATCTACGCTTAAATGATAAGTCATTACCTGGTGTCAATCCATGCTTGGTAGCCCATCGTTTGTAGCAAATAAACACATCATCCTTATCTACTTCAACACTACCATCGTATTCCAAAGCATCTTCAATAAACGAGCCAATTGGGTTACTCATTTCTTCCATGGTTTCTAGCAACTCTTGACCTGTTTTTGGTTGTATGAAATATCCACCACGCTCAAGACGACGATGTAAACCAAGCATTGCCCAGTTAAAAATTCCCGATAGCTCATTCATCAATTTGGTTGATAGTGCAGTATCTTCCTTGCCATAAAAGGACTTGCTCATTTTTAGTACGATCATGCGTCCTGTTAGTGCGTTAGATGATTCAGTTAACTGAAGAACTTCGTTTGAATATATGACAATGCGTGTCGGTAAATAGCCATTCCATGCTTCCTTATTTTTTCTATTAATAGTAACAGTATCGCCACCAACAATACGCAATAGCTGACTAACAACGGCACCCCTGTCACGATCAGGAGCACGAGCATCAGTAAAAGATGCCAAAAGTTTTCCAAGCCAAGGTTGAAGTCCAAAGGTATCACAAAGTTCTCCTAATTCTGGTGCTACAGTGTTGTGCTGACCGAGTAATTCAACCAACACCTTGTTGATTGTTCCCTTACCCGAACGGCGTGGTCCAATGATGTTAAAGAATTTCTGTTGCATCGTATCACCCGATAAGATGTATCCAAACATTTCTTGTAAGCAATCAATCGACTCTTGATCATCTGACCACACATCATTTAAAAATTGATTCCACTGTGGGCACTCTGCCAACGGGTCATACGCAAACGGCAATGAGTTCTGTGTAAAGAATCCCAATGAGTGAGGTAGTAGGATGTTGTCTTCTAAGTGAAACAATCCGTTTTTCACGCTCACCAGTTTGCTTGCCTCTGGTCGATTGGCACTATACCCACTGAGCCATACTGGAGGGCGAGTGTTAGCATGGTTCTCTAAGTGTACTAAAGCCTTAGAAGCATCCATGGCAGCACTCACACTGGCTGGGTTTGGTGCGAATGGCACGATGTTACCTTTACGATCTTGTTTCTTGCAACGATCTAAAAATTTATAGAGTTCAGAGCGTACTGTGGACTCTTCCATATCAGCATAGTGCGTGCCCTTGTAAGCAAAGAAGTCGCCACTGTAGTGCACCAGTTTGACACCTTCTTCACAAGAGAACTTAGCATCTAAAAATGTCTGAGCGTTTTCCATTGGTGCTAAACCAAGAATCAAGTCACCCTTGGCTAATGCCTCGGTGCGGTTATTCTGTGAGATCTTAAAGGTTAGTGTACGCAATGTAGCACCACCACCTTTTTGGTTAAATGTCTTCCACTTGTTCTCACAAGCGTTTGTGGTGTAGTTCACTACACTGCCGTCACCATAAGACCAACGATCCCACATCTCACAAGCCTCAAGATCGCCTTGAAACTGGTGATGTAAGCACATACCCATTTGGAGCCAATCTGTGTACCCGCAGTGCGGATCAAACTGTGGCAGTAGCTCTGCCTCTACCTTGGCCATATCCCAACCCTCTAGGGGCGGATTGTAGTCTGCAAAGGCATCTCCTGATGAGCGGACTGTCCGCTCTGGAATAAGGTGTGTGATGTCTTGTAATTCGGATGGTAGTTCACCACCTAGTTTGTGTCCAGTGACAGTAAAGTAACGACCTTTTGGGTAAATTTCTAAACCCTTATCGTGATCCACATGAGCACCTTGTAGATCTGCCAATGTGAAGATCTTTACTCCAGTACCCGATGGGCTGATTTCCATGTAGCCTTGAATGCCGTCTGCAATGCCCTTTAATTCTGCATTGGTAAATTGATTACTTACATCATCAAAACAATCATCCAAGTCGACACCAATAATAGAATCATCGCCAGTGAAAACAAAACCGATGCCGTCAAAACGACCAGTAAGGTAGGCTGCTTCCGCACTTAAGAAATCCGTCCATGTTGTTGAGTTAGTTGAACTGGCTGCTTTGCCAGTGGGTTGTACTGGTAGTTTTGACCAGCGTTGGGTGTCCCCTTCACCAATTAATACATAATTCCACAATGTCCATCTTGGTACTGACCGCAATCCGAGCGGTATGTTCTGAAATAGAACGGGTAATGTCTTTGGTTTCATCTGTTTTCCTTGTGTGCCAACTACTTATGCAAATTTTGCCATAGTTTTTGAACTATTTCTAGACATAAAAGTAATATGTATATTACTAAAATTAATCATTATCCATAGAAGACAGGATACGATTTGGTAAAAAAGTTGTATCGCGGCGCACCATTTTGTTTGCAAGTGTTTGATTCCATTTAATAATTTTATTAAAATTTCATGCAATCCACAGTATCCATAGTATTTCTCTATTATTTCTATTTTAATTTAATAAAAGAAAACACAGTAGGGGGTAAAGTCAAATATAGGGTGGATACTATGTCTTTTGCGGCGCACCATAATGCAAAATGCCCCGAAGGGCATTTTTTTAGGTTAATTCATGACCTTGCTGACTGACCATGCGTTTTGTCCATTCTCGAAAAGCAATTCTTTTTTCTTCAGTTTGCTCGTCTTTAGGATCCCAAACTGCATCGAAAAGATGTGAACCATTTTGCAGAGTGATTTCAATCTTTTCTAGGTTGCCGTCTTGGTCAAACACTTCTATTTGTCTGGCTTTCATTTTGGTTCTTTCGCTTTTTTAATACCTAAGCTTTCCCGTAGCTCATGTGAGTGCAGTTTCTTTCCTGGTTTTTTAACTTCACCTGCTTTTTTGGCAATTTTTGCGGCCTTTTCACGATCTGCAAATTTACCAGTAGAAAGCAAGAATCCACGCTTGTCTTGGTTTTTCTTACGTCCAGCTTTCTTTTCAATCTCTTCGTGCGAATAAGCAGGTGTGTCTTTTAAAATCTTACCTGACTTTTCTTTAACTGCGGGTTCAACTACTTTAATTTTTTTAGTCATTTCTGTGGTACCTATCGTTAGGGTTGTTAATCATTGCTTTAATAAGTTCTTCTGTATTAAAGAACCATTGAATACACTTGCGTCCGTCTGCTTGGTAGATGGTAAAGCTCAT